CTCCTAATGCAGTGGCTGCTCTTTGTTTCGAAACAGTTGTCAAGGTTCCTTCATTTGCTGGAACAATATAACCAGCCGCCTGTATAATTGCAGTTAATGTTGCTGCGGCATCAGGACTAACTGGGTCAATCATTTTCACATCAAGTTCTGGTGGTTCCCAAGTAACTAAACCAGGATACTTGAATTTGTGTCCAAGATACATGTGTTCTTTGGTACTCACCTTAAGACCGGGCTTTTTAACCGACTTAATATAATATGTTGCAGAGCCTGCTCCCATACCGGCAATAGTTACTTGGAAGCGATATTGGCGTTTTGGGTCAGCGCCTAAAGATGTCCAGAAAGTCATTTTTTAAAAATCTCCTAATTTATTAATTAAATAGTATTAAATTTAATTATCAATCGTCAAAAGAAGCTCCACTTCTTGTTATTATAAAGTCTAGTGCTATGAATTCAATTGCACGTGCTGGTTTAACATAGATTTTAGCATATAGAATGTTTCTATCGACTAAATCTGGAGTTGTTGTAGTGTTGTCAAGAACCATCTTAAATTCACTAACACCGAATCTTGCCTGAACACTTGTTAAGAATGGTTCTACTTGACCCTTGAAACGATTCCAGGTAGCATTTACATTTTGATCGAACAATATTGTTGTTGCAAATCTTGAAATTTCTTTCTTGAGATAAATCATTAAGCGACGAACATTGATTCTATCAAGAGCTGAAGGTGTTACTTGTAGAGTCTTCTGACCGAAAATCACAATTCCTTCATTTGGGAAGCTAGCGATTGGATTAATATTGTTTTCGTATAGTTTATCACGCTGTTTAGCTGTTAGTTTTTCACGTACATCTAGTACTGGAAGACCAGCTGAACCATTTGTTAAGCCACCACGATTAAATCCTGCTGGAGCAAACCATAGTTCTGTTCTTTCTTGTGAACTAGCCATTGTACCAAGAGCTACAACTGATGGAGGAACCCATAGTGGAGTATTTGTTGCTTCATCATTGATCTTGACCCATGGGTAATATGTGCAAGCGTAGCTTGAATTTAATGTTCTTTGCTTGAGCAGAGTAACAGTTTCATTTACTGAACCACGACGTGCTGTTTCATTACTTGTACTTTCGTGTGAAGGTATATAACCACCTGGCAAATCAATAATTGCTAGAGCATCAGCACGATTTTCACAAACATCAACAACATGCTTGGTTACGGTTGTATTTGTTACGCCTGGAACAACAATCATGTTTAAATCAACAACGTCTGGATCTTTGACTGTATCAATTGCTTTCTTAAGAGCGTAAATACCCATTACGGCATCTTCTGTTGTACCAGCAGACAATAACGAGTTTCTAAATGGATCTTTTTCACGAATATTTAGACCGTCTGTTCCACCGAATAATGGCATAGTAAACTTATCTACACCAGCTGACAATACAGCTTTATAACCTTCATTATCGCCAGTACCACCTACTGCTAGAGCACTTATTGAAGTACCATTAACAGTTGAGGTTCCTGCGCGAGAACCAGCTTGCCAATATGAGAAGTTGCTGCTACTTGGAACAGCAACAACATCATCCAATGTGAATACAAATGAATTCTGTAACAAACCAGATTGATCATCTGATACTGTGAATGAGTCTACACCAAATGGTTTTGGTCTAACGAGGTCTAGTACGTCTTGATTAAATCTCGATGTACTACCCATTTTGGTTACTATGCCATAATATGCATCTTTTGGATCTAGAGTACCTGCTTGTGAGGCGCTAACAAGAAGTTTAAATGATGGGAATTTAAGCTTGATTGAAGAGCCAGATACTATACCAGCTATAGTATTTGTTGATACTGGAGCAAATGCTGTTTTATCAGCACCTAGCAACATTGTGGTGCCTGCAACGGCTGAACCACTAGTTAATGTTATATCTTTAAATACTGGTGGACCAAAGAATCCGAATGGTAATGCTTCATCGGCAATACCACCTTCTTCAACTAGTGGATGCATTTCGACTCTTACATAATTTGAGTTAACTGGATAGTTTCCTAATTTCATGTATTTTCTGTTTGTTTCATCCCAAGATAGATATTCATCGCCAATTTTAGCTGCGATATAATCTGGCGAATTTGGATCGAGAGTGCAGTTAGTAAACTGTTCTAATACAACAGGTGCCGAATCAGTATCAGCTATATCTCTAACTTGTACTGTAAATGAACCGAACTTATAGAAGTCATTTGTAGATGGTTTGATATCTGAGATAGAGACTTTTACTTTCTTTTGTTCTGCTTCACCGCCAGCTGTTGCGCCAACGACAAATCTAAATAATTTTGGCATTGATTCTGCAGAGAATGAGCCAGTAATGGAGTTAAAGTCTTGTGATATAACCCAACCACTTTTTGCTGATTCTGCTTCTTTGCCAGTAAAGTTATTTAATTTTACAGAACCTGTGGTTTGTAGTGGTGCAACAAATGCATACACATTACCTGTAGTAGTTACTATTTCATCAACAGAAGTTGTGAAAGTTTCACCAAGCCAGTATGTTTCTTGTGCTTCGGCTACTGTTATGGATTCATTTGTAAGCGTTGGATTTGTATTGAAAGCTTTTCTGATATATTTTGAAGAAGCTTCTGAGAAGTTAAATGAGGTATCTAATACAACAGCATTATTTTTACCTACAACCTGTGCTCTAAATTCACGTGTTGAATTTGTTAGTGCTTTAACTAATACAGCACCACCGCTTGTACCAACATCGGTATTGGTTTCAGCATTGTTACCGACTAATCTTATTGAACCAGTGTTAATATACCATACAGCAGCTAGTGTACCGGTAACATTACTACCTGATGGAACTATAAATAGACCATATGCACCACCATTACTTACTAGTGAAGCAGACGATTGAGTTTGAGTTGTGTTCCAACCAGCGCGACCGGGACCAGAAGCTGCATTTGGACTTTCTTCGCCAACAAGACGAACGAAAGTTAATGGACTTGAATTTCTTAAATAAGCTTTTGCTGCATAAGTTGCATAAAGCGGAGAAGTTGTTTCGCCTGATCTCCATACATCTTCTGATGGAGCACCACGATCTGGTTCACCAAACTTTTCTACGAATTCTAGGTAGCTATTGACGGTTACTGGAACCATCGATGGGCCGCGAGCAGCACGACCAATAACTACTGGTCCTGTTCCAACTGGTATTCTACCTAATTGTGATTTGTCGATTTCATTTACAAATATACCTGGTGAAACGAAACGAAACTTCTTTATACTCATTATGAATGTCTCCTGTTGAACATTACAATTTCTTTATGTAAATAGTGTTATTTTTATTCAACAACCTTAAATTGTTCTTTTGTTTTTTTCATTCTCATCGATATCACCAATAATTATTCTTTCACGAGGTATTTTTACCTCTACTATATTTTGTCTAATTGCTACTTTTGGCTTGTTTTGATTCTTATCCAAGCCAATTATATAGCCTAAAGTTTCTATAGTAATTTTCGAAGTAAACATTCTTTCGTCTTCACCTAATTTACTGGTATTATTTTCTAAAGATATATCACCTTTTATAAAATTTTCATACGTATGACCATTATATTTTGTTTCAAAACGATTAATACCGCCAGGTAACGTTATAAAAGGTGTAACTAAATGATTCATTTGTTGTTGATATTGGGTTTTGATTTCAATTGTATATGTGACTGTAACATATATTGGCAGAGGAGTTGTAAGAGATTCATAAACTATTTTTTTATTCTTATTTGGATAGTTTAGTTGATTAAATTTTCTTTTATTTGTAGCTCTTGCAAAATTTGAACTTTTATCCTGTACTATTCTTGTACCAATTAAAAAAGAACCTCCTCTTTCATCACCTGGTTCTGGTATTGCAGACCATATAGTTCCTTTTTTAGACATATCTTTATTCATACCAGTTCTTTCTAGCGTGATTACAGGCAATATAAAGGTACCTTGTGTATCTCTTAAATCATAATTATTTTTTATCTGATGTGCTCTCTCACCTAATACCCAAATAACTGGAACTTTTTTCCATCCATTGTTTGTATCCGTGAAAAGATTCAATTCTTCATCTAGCCATTTGTATATGGCTAGATCAATATTTTCTATAGTTGAAGGTTCAATGACAAATTCTTTTTGTTCAGACACAATTAATACCTCTTATGGATCAAAAAAGTTGCTTTCATGCCAAGTTCCATTTTGATTAAAATAAAATTTTTTTGGATTATCAAAAACTCCATAAATTTCATCTAAATCGATTTCAGTTAAATAAATTATATGCCCTTTATAATTTTCTGGATTGTTGACTAAATCTAAAAATTGCGCTCTTTGAGTGCTTGTACGCCGTCCAGAAATTTTTAAAATATTAATTTCCATAAATATTAAATTCCAAAGAACGTACTTTCATACCATGTTCCATTTTCATTAAAATAAAATTTATCCGGATTATCAAAAATTCCATAAATTTCATCTTCATCAATTTCTGTTAAATATATTACACATCCTTCGTAATTTTGTGGATTTGCATGATAATCTAAAAATTGTGCTCTCTGAGAACTGATCCTTTTACCAGAAATTAATATAATTTTTCCACCACATGAACCTTCTACTGGTGTTACTGGTATAATTTCTTGTATGTCTTTAGCTGTTATTCTTTGTTGTTCTCTTATTTGTAAAGCAGCAATTGGTTCTCTAAAGAATCCTTCTCTTACACCTCTACAAGTTGCTTGAATTTCAAACTTATGATCAGATTGACCAAATAATAATCTTGGTTCTTTTAGTTTCATTATTTCATAAAATCTTAAACCATAAAATACAATATCGCCTTCTCTTACGTATAAATCCTGATCTTCTGTTAACCTGCGTCTGTGAAAATTAATAGTTATATTATTTGATTTATCTAGGCCATATGAAGAAACCTGAGTTTCTTCACCTTCCCATTTAACAAGTGCCTTTATTAATATTGGTCTAGAATAATTTTTTTGTATAGCTTCTCCATATAAAGAATGAAAATTTGTTTTTTCTATATTTAAAGGAAAATATATCAAGGTTTGACCAATAACTCTCTCTATTAATTCATCGTTAATTTGTTTAGTTAAATCTCTCTCTTTTTTACCTAAAAACAATGGTGGAGGAGGTTGTTCTGGTTGAGACCATTTATTAGCTGGATCGGAAGGAATTTTTTTCTTTCTTGGCATTTAATCAACCCACAAATATAACGTTTGGAACTGCTGCAAGTAACTTATTTGTATTATCAGATAAAGCAGAACGTTTTTCTGCAAGAATACTATAATCAGTATCTTCCAAAATTTTAGTCAATTCTTCTTTGAGAGCATCTTTTTCTTCTTTACTTTGTGAACGTAAATCTGTTCCATTCAATGTTACACTTTCACCTGGAATTGGAATAGTTTGGAATTTACTACGCACTTCTGCTAACATTCCTTTAGCAACAGCAAGTGCATATCTACGAATCCAGTGTTTACCTATTGCATTTATATTTTCGAAAGGAATATTTGAGAAAGGAAGTGTATTAATGTTATTAACACCACCAATTCTAGAATCCTTTCCAGATAATTGAGTATAAGAAGAACCAGAAAGAGTACCTATGCCAACATTTGCACCATTACCTGCTCCAACGCTAAATTGAAACCAAAAAGTATGAATATCTGTAGCATCTGGCATGGGATATAATCTTAATTTATTGTTCTTGATTTCATATGAGTAATGT